GGGAAACTACGTGTACCTGGATACCGAGGAGCGCCGTCGTTTCGCCCAGAAGGGTCACGAGTACCTGATTGAGCAGCTCCAGCACAACGGTGGTGATGCACTCACCTCCACGGGTAACTCTGAGGGTAACGTTCAGCTGATTCGCGTTGCATTCAACCACCCCGTCAAGGAGCTGGTGTGGTGCTACCAGAATCCCACGTCTGCTGCTCAGGGAAGCACGCAGCTGAACGGCATGTGGAACTTCACCACTGGAACGTCCAACGTGAACGTGACCTGCGATCCTCTGAAGCTGACTGCCACTGGAAACATGGTTCTGCCTCACCTGACTGGTGTGCCTCACCTGTACACGCCCAGCGGTATCTCTGCTCTGACTCCTGGTCTGCCCACGACGTCTAACCTGACGTCTACGGTTGTGGCCACTCCTCTGAACATTAATTTGGGTCCCATCCAGATTATTAACAGTAACATCGTTCTGTCCAACGTTCTGTCCGGAAACGCCTTCTGGATCGAGGAGGGCACGCAGCTGCTGGGCGGTAACCAGCTGAACGGCGGAGTTGGTCTGTTTGGAAACACGTACACTGGTTTCGAGGTGGGTCCTCTGCACCAGTTCAAGATTGTTCTGAACGGTCAGGATCGCTTCAAGGAGCAGCTGGGCAAGTACTTCAACAGTGTTCAGCCATACTACCACCACACCGGCACTCCCTACCCCGGTATCTACGTGTACTCCTTCGCTCTCCAGCCCGAGGAGCACCAGCCTACCGGCACGTGCAACTTCTCCCGTATCGATAACGCCCAGGTGTGGGTCCAGCTCAAGTCCAACTCCCAGGCTACGACGCAGAAGCTGTTTGCTATCAACTACAACGTTCTGCGTATCCAGAGCGGTATGGGTGGTCTGGCATTCAGCAATTAGACGAAAAAATATTCATCCTATAAAATAATATGGATCGATGGGTCGGTATTTCCATCGGTTTAATCATCGCCATCATACTCGTCGTTCTTTACATGTATAGAACGACGAGTGGGTTTGCTCAACAAGAAAAACCTGGAACGACGACGACGGAAGTTGTCCCGACACAGATTCCAGGTGTTGTATCATATGATCCAGAACCAAGTCCAGTGATTTCTGTCCCGGTTGTCGATCAAAGTATTCCAAGTGTTCCACCAAACTCGACCGATTTCGAGTATCCTGCAAGTCTCACCATGTCTCCATTCAATTTTGCAGAGTATGATGGTCCGTCAAGCAATGTTGACGTTCCCGTGCTTCCCGTCCTCCCAGGTCCACCCGTGATTGAGGAAGGTGAAGATATAGAAATTGTTCGCAAAGAAAAGTATAGCGAATGGACTCAATAAAGAAACTCGCTATGCGTATGAAACTTCGAAAAGTTGGTGGATCGGTTGTTCATCATTGTGCGCTCGTGTGTCGTCTTCTTGAAAAGGAGGGAACACAGGCGCACGTTATCAAAGGATTTTGTGTAAGCCCCGGTGATTTGTGCGAACATTATTGGGTTCGAACAGATGACGAAGGACTTGATATCGATATAGGGATGGAACTTGCTTGTCTCTATTCACCGGAACTTCGGGATCTTCAAACAATGCTTCTCGAAGAAGTTCCAGAAACATTACGCGATGTCGAAGTGAAAAAGCAAGAGGACAACGCGCGTCTATTCGAGTTGTACACGACCGATCCTCGGACGTTTTGGTTCGAGTCACCCATGTCTGTTCGCGCGTTTCATTAACCAAGAAACATTTTACACTTTGTGATGTTTGCACATCGACAAAATGGACACATGTCTCGAATAGAGACTGAACAAATTGTACACATGACGTGCCCACAAGGATACAAAAACGTATCGACTCTTCGTTGAAGACAGGTAAAACACATGTATTGTTCACCGATATCTGACACATTCAACACTCGACGTAACATCTGAAATCGTTTCGTCGTTTCTTGTATATCATGTTTGATATCGTCGACACACTCCTCCTTTTGAAATTGTTCGATAATCGCCGATAACTCATCAATATATTTTCCAGATGTCGAAAGTGTTTGGAGAATACTCTTCAACGAATCAATCTTTTGTATCACTTCTTGAAATTTCTTATGTGTCGCATACAGGTGATCGACGATTTGAAGATATTCTGTTTTGAGTCTTTGAAATGACGCAGCATCAGTCTGTACATCATCAGACAATTCTTCGATATCAGGGGACGGTGAGAGTGTCTTGAGTTCTTCAAGTTTTGTAAAGAGATCCGTGTATAAATGTTCGTCATCAAGTTCCATGTAATTCATACAAGTCCATATAAAAATATCTTTAAATAGTACATATGGCAAAGGCTGATACGAATCTGATCATATTGGCAACGTCAGTATACCTGCTTGCATCAGGTATACGTGATCTATACGATCAGAACCGCGGTACATCTCATCGGTCCACGTGGTTCAATTCTCTGCTTCAGATGCTCCTCGCGTTCCTTCTGTTTGCATTCACCAGGACGTAAATAAATTTCACATCTAGATAATAATGAACTATAACTCTGGCAACAACTCTACGAAATTTGTCTTGCGTGCATTTGTCGTCGTTGTTTTGATTTCCATGTTCATCGGGGGTGCTTTTATGATTGCAGAGGGATCCAAGCAGGATCCAGCAACCGAACCCAATAAAATGTATTTCGGTATTGCACATCTCCTTGCAGCATCCTTCCTTGCTGCTTTGTATGTGTATGGTCTCTCTTAAAAACATCTCGAGCATAATTACCATGGCGCATCTTATCGGTCACGTTAGTGGCCCGGACACAGTGATTCTTACAATTGATATTCTTCGGCAACGAATGGAACAGGTTGCCGAAGAATGTAATTTTCATGTCGTTACAGAAGCGTTTCATCAGTTTAAACCTCATGGTGCAACTGGTGTACTCGTTCTTGCTGAAAGCCACTTTTCAGCACACACGTATCCGGAAGATAAGATGATTTATATCGACGTATTTTGTTGCGCCTCAACGTTCGATGCACACGCATGTGGCCGTGTCATCGAACGTATTTTCGGTGCGACGGATGCAAAGTGGCATGTGATTGATAGAAAACCCTGACACTGCTACGAGGCTGGAGACCTCAAAGAATCTGTGTATGCCCGGGTGTCAAAGGCGCTGAAACTGTATGCGACAAGGTTCGAAACATATCTGGTGTTTGTGTTCCTGGCTCATAATGAATTGTCGTGCGAATACCGAGCCGGCTTGCATTTATAATTGTATCTTGATTTGCACCCAAGTATACAAATGACCATCCGTCATTCGTTTGCTTGTTTTCGATAAGATCTTTGACGTGTGAAGATGTATAAACTTCGGATGCATTTTCATCACCATCTGTCAATACGATAATCACAGACTCTCGAGGAAGTTTCATCTTTGTGACATATCCAAGTGCGTCATACAAGGCTGTTGCACCACGAGGTACAAATGTATCACGATCGAGTGGTTTCACCTCGGCAATCGGTGTATTTTCATAAAGAACCTGAACCTCGTGATCAAAGAGAACGAGAGTCATTGTACCACCCAATGGCTTTTGAGTATCGATGAACGAATTGAATCCTTCAATCGTATCGTCTCGACACGACTCCATAGATCCGGAACGATCAAGTAAAAATACACGTGATTGTGCCATATCTATTAGTTTGTCTATTTGCTTTATTTTGAAACAAAAAAGAGAAGTACAAGAATGACAGCAACGATGAGACACACGACAATAACTGTACGGTTTTTATCAGCTCCACGAGAACACCGTGCTGACCAATATCTGTACGCCTTTTCGTACGGTATTTCCGGTTTGTTCAGCTGAGAATTTACGAGATTATGAAGATCGACCGTCCATCGAAACATATCATCCGTGTCAACCGGCATCGTCTCGAGGTTTTCTTTCAAATGTTTCCCACACATGGCACACGGAAGAACATCGGGCATGGATTCAAAAAATCGAATATACGCCTGTCTTTTCTCATCCGTCATGTCTGGTTTTGCACTCAGTGCTGTCATATGAATAACACTCCAAAAGTAGGGTCCAAACGTTGTCGGACAGATATTCATTCTATGTTTTGTCCGACAAAATGGTCAGACCACGTCTGACGCGGACTGCTCGAGTATGTCCAAAGGAAAAATCGCTTGAAGTGCACGTGCACATGCCTGTGCCACTTCACGATGTTCCTTTTGTGTGCCGTTCGCCGTCCGAAGCTGGATGTAATGGATCCACGACCGAAGTGTTCCGTTCATGTAGAGACGAGAACGTGTGAGCCCCTCTGGAAGAACAACTCGTGCTTGTTCTTTGGCGATACCGTGTTCGATGGCCCAGTTGTACATCTCACGGGACACATCAATCATTTCGAGTTGACGACGTGCCCACTCGGTCCGAAGCAGATTATCATCCGTCTCGATACTGTTTTGTCTATTTTTATGGTCTTGGAGGCGAGTTTCGCGTGTATCAAATCCAAGCTTCGTTCCGATGGCATATCGCTGACTAAACTCCTGGAACGAGAAGGACCGATGACGAAGCATTTGACGTGCAATATCACGTGTAGTCTCAATCTCCATACACACATTCACCATTTCGAAGGGGGACCAGTGTTTGTTTCGGATCAAATACTGAACCAGACGTTCAGCCGTCGAATGACACTCTTGATTCTCGGGATTAGATACTCGTGCAACATAGGCAACTTGTTCAAGAAGAGATAGATTGTTCTCGGATTGTGTATATGACACGAGTCGTGCACTCATTTGACTAATCATCTTCTCTTCGCTCTAAGAAATAATTTTCCATATCACACTCCATTCGTTGTCCTCGTTGTGTCAATTGGAGGACACCGTTACAATACTCGACATCCTTGAGAGGATCAAAATTGTGAAGCACGAGAATAAGCCATCGTTCGCGGTATTTCCGATTTTCAAGACTTCCGTGCCAGTGATGAATAATTCGACCAGGAACGTATGACAGACGCAATGTTTTTGCAGACTTTTCAAAATCAACTAAAAGTGCCTTGTAGTTTTCGTGAATGTTTCCAGGTGCACTCAACTCAACCTTTCCAATAAATGCCGTTGCCATGTGTCGATCGGCCGATCCGAGAGGGGCCCAATCCAGCAACTTTCCCATTGTTTTCCATGCACGCCGTGTACACGCCCATGCAAAACCAGGATGCCAAAACCCATATTTGTCAGTTTTGTTCAAAGGGCGACCACTTTCACGATGCATATACCCAAAACTTCGATCTGTTTTTATAATTTCATCACGTGGCCCGAGATATGCCACGTCTTGAAACAGCTGCACGACATCATATGTCTGAAGTTCTTCGATCGTATCCTCAGCCCATGTTCTATTCTGAAATGTAATATCAGCATCGATCCATGCCACATACTTCCAACTCTTTGGAAGCGAGTTGATCCCTATGTTGATAAGACTCTCCTTGACCCATATAGGATGTTTCGCTCTGACTTTGATGTGATTGTGTACACATGAAAACGGAGGAAGTGGTGATGTCGATGTTGCTTCAATAATGACGATACGCACGTGACAGCATGTCTTCATACGATTGACAAAATCGATAAACAACTGTCGACGTTTGTTGTACCCGCAAAAGTTGAAATATGGTAGAATGACATACACACAGTCGTCACCTGATGTCCAACATCTCATTATAAAAATACTCGATATAATAAAGTTATGTGGTCACCACGTTCTGTGAGACCCCTTGAAATTGCCATTGGACTTCGTTTCTTTGTTCCCCCAAAGGAACGAGGGAAGTTTCTTCTTCGAGCACTCGAAGGTGCTGGTCCGACATATATAAAGATTGGTCAGTTTGCTTCTCAACGTCCGGACATTTTTGGAAAACAACTCTCGCAGGATTTAGCACCACTTCGTGACCGTGTACGTCCGATTGATTTTGACACCATCAAAAACAACATCCCAGATAGTATCACGGATGTTGATCCAGTTCCACTCGCTTCCGCAAGTATTGCGCAAGTGCATCGAGGAAAACTACACGGGAAAAACATTGTCTTGAAATTTAAAAGACCCGGTATTGAGGCTCAGATTAAAGAAGACCTGGATCTCATAAAAACCGGGACATCATTCTTATCCCTGGTCCCCAATTTCGGGATTGAATTTATGAATCCATGGCTCAAAGAATTTGAAACTGGCCTTCTCAATGAACTCGATTTTCGCCGCGAAATTAAGAACATTGCATTGTTCCGTGACATGTATCGTGATCGAGATGATGTACGTATCCCACGACCATACTCGAAACTCAGTACAGATGATGTCATTGTCATGGAGTATACACCTTCAGAAGCAATCGTAAAACCTTTCAAAGCGGAACGTCTCATCAACATGTTTCTCGAACAACTGTTGTATGAAGGTGTGATTCACGGAGATCTTCATATGGGAAACATGGGTTTGTGGAATGATGCTCTTGTTTTGTATGATTTTGGAAATATTATTCAAATTACACGTGCATATAAACGCGCCATCCAAGACTTTGTCTATGGCGTTCAAACCAAAAATGTCGATGCCATTATGGAAAACATGGACAAAATGGGAATGATAGTTCGTGATCGTGAGACGACACGTATTTTCGTTGATCAATATCTTCGATATCTTGATACCCTCGACTTGCGTTCATTTACAGTCAACTCCCCTGAGATTCGTGAAAAAGCATCAAAAGTTCCAGTTGAACTCGATCCTACAACGCTCGTCATTTTACGAACCTATTCGCTCCTCGAAGGACTCGCAAAGGAACTTGATCCACAATTTTCATATGCATCCATCATCAACAAGAACATAGAAATGCTCTTCTTGGATCTGGAATATATTTTGTATAGAATTGAAAAAGATTCGAGTCGTTAATCATCCTTCTTGTCAAATGTCGCGCGAACAACCTTGAATGCATGTGCTCGAGCCGTCTTCTCTGTGACCTCATACTCAGAGGTCAATGTCGTCTCGAGCACTTGTTTATACAACTGCGTCTCCTCGATATGGTTTTTGATATCATCTCGCGTCTCCTTCAACAGACGCTTCAGGTCCTCCTCCTTCAAGACGAGATTTTGAATGTGCTGCATTTTATTTTTTCATGCGTGTCTTCTCTAAACCCCTGTGACCGTATACCCTCCAGTCGATCCAAACCCTGCATCGTTTCGGTCAGTCTTTGCGAGATCACCCTGAATCTCTACAACCTCTGGAACAACAAAGCTCTCGAGAATCAACTGAGCAATTCGGTACCCAGGCTTGATATGAAACGGCAGACGCATATCTGTATTTACAAGCACAACCTTCACCTCACCAGTATAGTCAGGATCAATCACACCAGCCAAAACATCGAGACCGTGCTTTACAGCAAGTCCGGAACGAGGGGCGATACGACCGTAGGTTCCAAAGGGAAGCTTGATTGCAATTCCAGTCGACACGACAACACGGTGTCCAGGAAGAATCACATATCCATCAGTACTATACAAATCCAGTCCAGCTGAACCAGATGTTCCGCGTGCTGGAAGAATTGCATTGTCAGTCAGACGAACAACCTGAAGCGCCATCACTTGTTATGAAACGAGGCATGTTTTTATCTTCGTAGAATGTAATGAGTAAGACGTACCAAGTTCATATAGATACTTCTACGACTTCGAGTAGCTCCGTACAAAAGTTTAATAACAATCCTTTCCAGTGTACTGTTCTTCTCGGACAAACGCATCGTCGTGTCCGGAAGATTTCTCTCAAGAGTGCCGAAATTCCAATTTCGTTTTATAACATTCGTGCCCCGTACAATGTATTTCAGATTATTGTCGCAAACGTGACATATTCGTATACCATTCCACCAGGAAACTACACATCGACGACACTTCTCGCAACCATGAACACAACTATCAATGCGTCGCCAACATACCCTATTGCAGGGAATCCATTAACGCTCAATAGCGGTACAAATCGAATTACATTTGCAAATCCAGCATCGACTATCATCGTCTCAGGTCCTCGTACACTCGGGTATTTTCTCGGTTTTGTAAACGGTCAGACAGGGACATCTATCGTAGCAACAAACTCATACAATATAAGTCTTGACAACTATCTCGTACTCTATATCGAAAACCTTCGTGCATCCTCTCTCGAGCCAAATGTACCCGTCACGTTTAAAATTCCAGTCACTGTCAATCCAGGATATATACAATATTACGTTGAAGGAAGCGAATGGAAACAAGAGATTGAAATCTTTGATCCAAATGTTCGTATCGACCGGTTGAACATTACGATGCTTGATCGGTATGGTCAGCAGCTTGATAACAATGGTGTCGACTGGACATTTACACTTGAAATAGAATCAGATACGTAAAAATCTTGTAGAAATGTAATATGAATAGTAGTAGTACGCGTTCAGTCGATGGAAAGGGGAGTACCATCGTAACCGTACGGCCCTACGATTTCGGCACGGATGCGATCGAACGTCAGCGTGTTTCGCTTGGTCAATCTCTCATCGATGCCGATTTCGAGTATGGACTTCAGGCGACAAAATGGCAATCGTACCAGGAGACTCGTAAAACACCTTCATTTTATGAAATTCCCGGTTCGGATATTTATGTTTCAACAGTTGTTGCTGATTCATCAGTACCTGCAAACGTCACCGTAACAATGGCACAACTCGCGACTGCACAAGTTTCTGGTCCAACGAGTTCAGGAACTGTGTCTTTTCTTGCCATCACTTTTAAAACGGGAACTCTTTCGGGAACAATTGCAAATAATCAATACGTTCTCGGACTCTCAGCATATATACCAACTGGACCTATAACTCTTTCACTCGTGACGGCAACGACTGCACAACTTAATTTTCCGTCACAAGCAATAACCTCCATCCCTGATGGAACGTCATTCCAGACGATCGGAACATATGTGCCAGCAACATCGACACCAAGTGCACCATCCATTGTTTCGATTACCGGTTTATCAAATAATGATCGAACGGCTGATCGTGCTGAAGGGTTTTTCCTCGTCACAGGAAGTACACTCACAAGCAGCACTGCAAACTTTACATATATAGCAAAAGGTGCAATTAGCGGCGGAACAATCAGTACGGCATACACTGTCTGTCGTCGTGGCGGTGTTTTTAACAACGGAAATGCAAAAATTCAAGTCTCTGGAAATCCAGTTCAGTTACAGTATCCGGATCGTGTGCTTGTCACGACAACGACGACGCATGGTCTTGTTCCAGGTACACCTATTACCACTATAGGATATACCGGCGGTTCAGGTGTCAACGGAAACTTTTTCATCACATCCGTGCCAACTCCGACATCATTTACATATACACCAACTGGATCTACTGGAAGCTTACTCAATGGAACATCCGGTGTTATGTATGTTCAACCATACTCAACAATCATTCATCGACCTTTTGATGGTGGCGTGCTTATTACGCCTGGTCAACCTGCGCATGGATCATCTGTCACTCGTCAATCTAAGAAGGTGTTTCGGTACCAATCCGGAAAAGGTCTGTTGTGGTCTTCCGGGACACTCTTCTGTCCAAACAACGATCTCGGGCGAATCACGTGTACACAAACAATCACGACGGCAACTGGTTTTGTTGCCGATGCGTCTCCGACAACGAGTAAAATTTTCACGGTCGATGCCCCTGGAACACTTGCCGTCGGACAAACCGTGACCCCTGTCACGGCAACTTTACTTGGTATCCTCATTGGGCCAGTCACCATTTCAGCAATCAATGGTTTATCAGTCACTGTGACATATCCTTTACAGACTCTCGGCAAATTGATTTCTGCATCCTCGGCTATTAATTTTGCAACAACGGCCGGTGCATCTCAAACCGTCACGTCTGTTGGTATCGATGTAACACCAACGACATCAAAAGTGTATGGTGTATATTCAACCCAATCTATTACACTTCCGGTAACATCGGCCGTCGGTGGAGACGGAACGACACCAACAACAACACGTACGCTTCCCATGACAAATACAACGGGACTCGTCGTCGGTCAATTGGTCACTGGTCTTGCAGCGTATATCATCAACGGACCAGTTGTGATTTCATCCGTCTCGACAAATACAAGTATTGGTATTACTTATCAATCACAGGTTGTCTCGACAATTCCAATCAACACAAATATCACGGTCAATGCGCTTGCAATGAGTAGTGGTCAATATTTGACGCTCGGTGCATATCAACTTGGAATATCAGGGCAAGCATCTATTACGTCGACAACATCGACAACAATCACTGTGTCATACCCAAGTCAAACTGTGACAGCTGCATCCATTGCAGCAACGACACAACTTGCAACGATCCCTGTAGGAAGTGTTATCACCGTGTATACATCTATTGCTCACGGTGCTCCTCAATTTGGAGCAACAATCGTCATTAAAAATATTTCAACACCGGGATATAACGGATCATATCCAATCAGTAACGTCGTGAGTTCGACAGTCGTCACGGTACTTGCACAGTCTCCGTTGACAACAGCAACTCCGGTACTTGGTGATCAACCTCGTTTTGTCATGGCAAATTGGCAGGGATCATGTGTTCGTGTCGGAACGTTTGAGGACCAGAACGGATTGTTTTGGGAATATGACGGTCAGACACTCTGGGTCGTGAAACGTTCAAGTACGTTTCAAATTGCAGGAACAAGTACCGTCGTTCAAAATAGTCAAACACTTGTCGGTGCAACAGATGGAAGTGTTCCGACGGCAACAATAACGTCTGCAAATTTCACGTCAGATCTCGGATATGGTGCAACGAGCGGAACATTGACAAACATTGTATTATCATCTGGAACTCTGTTACGTGGTATGCAAACAACTGCACTTACTGGCGGAAATTCACCTGCACTCGGATACATTTCAGTACAATCTGTTCTTAGTCAGACATCAGCCGTCGTTACATTTCTTCCGTATGTTGTTACATTTCAAACATCATTGAATGCGGCGACAACGTCGTCTGGAAGTGTTTCTTCAGTGACCATTTCATATGCATCGAATCCAGGATTCGTCACCGGAATGACTGTGACAAACTTGTCCGGGTATATTTCAGGTACAGTGACGTTCGCAGCGACACCAGGTGCAACGTCTGCGGTACTCAATCTTTCAGTCACGCAAGTCATAAACAATCTCCCGAGCGGATTTATTATTCAAGCATTTGGACCTGTCACATCAGGAACTTCCATTTCCGGATCATTTACAAACCCGACGACGCGTTTTCAGGATCAGCTTCGCGTCGATGATCGAATTGTCATTCGCGGGATGACGCATACAGTCACAAGCATTCCGACACAAGGTATATTGACATTTAACCCCCCGTATCGTGGATCTGCGAGTATTACAGTTCCAACAACTGTATGTAAAATCAAAGAACAACGAACTCCACAAAGCCAATTCAATCGCGATACGATTGATGGAAGCGGTGCATCCGGATTCAAAGCTGATCTCACAAAGATGCAAATGGTTGGTATTCAATATACATGGTATGGTGCCGGATTTATAGATTTTATGATTCGTGGCGCCGATGGAAATTGGGTCTACGCACACCGGTACCGTCAAAATAACTTGAACGACGAGTCATACATGCGTACCGGAAACATGCCCGTGCGTTATGAGCTCGTGACTGAACAGTCACAAGCCGTATCGATCCTTTCACAGGGTATGGGATACACGGATACGACAATAAATCTGAATGAAGACACGACATATTGGCCATCCTTTGGAACTGTACTCATTGATAACGAACTTATCAGTTATCAAAACAAGGCACCTTTCCAGTTACAGAATTGTACACGCGGTGCAGTGTTTACATACAACACAGCTGATATCGTAGCGACATTCGCGGGTTCGAACGTAACGACACATAGTTCAAACACAAGTGTCGTACTTGCATCATGTACTTGTACACCATCCTTGACGCACTGGGGTTCGGCGTTTCTCATAGATGGGCAATTTGATGGCGATCGTGGATACTTTTTCAATTATCAGTTTAATCAAACATCATCACTTACGGCAGGTGCAGCCGGAACACCATTCTTCTTCCTTCGTTTATCACCAAGCGTAAGTAACGGTATCATAGGAGATATCGGAATTCGCGAACTCTTGAATCGCGCACAGCTTCTTCTTCAAAAGTTGGATGTTATTCCAACCGGAGCAGCTGGTGCTTCCTTGAACGTCCAAGGTATTTTGAATCCATCTGGATTTACAAGTACGTCATTCAATTGGACACCAATTAACTCGACACCGAACGGGTCTCAACCGAGTTTTGCGCAGATTGCACTTGCACCTTCGACTGGAACATACACAGCTGGTTCCGGAGAGCGCATCTTTTCCATGATTGCCCCGACTGGTGCTTTAAATACGATTGATTTGTCCAACTTGAAAGAACTTTCAAACACTGTTATCGGAGGAAACGGATTTTTCCCTGATGGCCCAGATACACTCATGATTATTGGATACGCATTTAATGCTGCTGTATCCACTGCATTCATCAATCTTTACTGGACTGAAGCTCAAGCTTAATCTTATGTGCAATGTACAAAGAAAGCGCAAGAATTGTAGTCATTGATAAATCATCTTCAGCGACATTCAAGAGTTGAAATGCTGTCACTGCTTTGTGATGTACGATGGTATCATGAAGCACGGAGGGAACGAATGTCGCAACAGATGATCGTACGATTCGACGGTCAACGAATCGTACGATAGGTTTTATCCGACGTTGAATTCGGAGGACACGAACTGTGGCACACCGATGATACCTGTTCATTTAATATTACGGAGAACAAGTTTTGCACTTTTAAATGCATTTTTTGTACGACCCTTCTGGATGTTTTGTATAAACTTTTGAACTGTTTTTTTGGGCTGAGACTTTGATGATCGAAGAAGAGCAGCGAGACGTGCTGTATTTTTAATTCCCTTTTCTGACCGATTTCCAATCAGAGGATTTCGTGATTTGAGAGCAGGGTCTTTTGTCGCAAACGAACCCGCGAGAACTGCAAGAACGCTCTTTGTTTGGTACTTGAGACGTTCGATGGGAATGCCAAAATATTTTGAAAACGTCGGATGTATGTGATCGCGACGTATTCCTGATACGTGTGCGAGCGTTGCATCGACAAATCCGATTGGTTTTGACGTGCCTGGGAATTGAAGTGAATATGAAATCACGTGGTACACATATTTTTTCGTCACTGGAAAGTATTGTACTGGTGGAACAAATTCTTTGATATGAATTTGCGGTCGAACACCATATGCACGTTCGAGCCACTTGACAAATCCGTTGACGTGAGCAGACATGATCTGTTTCATGGCATAGGAACGAGCTGCAACTTGAATTTTACTTCGAAGTATACTCGGCGTTGCAAATGTAAAATCAAAGTCTTGTGTATCGAGCACCTTTTTCGGTGCTTGAAGTGCACGCGCTTCCATATACAACTTGATTGCCATTCCACCTCCAAGATAGATGACAAACCCACCATACGGACGAACCAAGCGTCGCTGTTTTTTCGAATATTCGACAAACAACGGAGCGAGACCCTTGATGACTTTGTGTTGTGATACGATTGGTCGAGATTTGGGTGATTTCATGGATATACGTTGAAGTGTTTTCCGTGCATCACACACCATGATTTCGGCATGAAAATCACCTCCAAAGACTGTTTTTTTCGAATCGGCAATGTACCCGTGGTATCCTTCGGGAATGAGAAATTCACGCGTCAATTTTTCAATGGCTTGTCGATCAAGTCTATAATTACTGAGACGTTGTCCAGGTGCTTTACGTGTGGTATGTGAAAAACGCACAGGTGTTCGTTGAAGTAAAGCACGAAAGGCTTTGATTTGTCTTGCACGAGTTGTAAATGTACCAAAAGCAAATCGTAGCATATCCTTTGTCGTTTCTTTCAGCGGGTAGTACTGAATAAGCGCTCGAATATTACGATGTGATATACGAAACATACGCACAGGTCGAACTGTTTCATACAGAATAACATTCGGTCCATAATGACGTGCGACGCGCGAATCCTTTGTAACGAAAAAGTTTGTCGTTCGATGTGGAGTGTAGACTCCTTTTGGAACCCCTTTGTATAGACGGGTTCCCTTTGGGAGAATAGTCTCCTCAAAAATCATCTTTCTACTATACAAGGAGAAAAAATGTCGTCTGTTGCTGTGCAAAAATACATTTCACTCCTTATGGAGTCCAGGAATCAGGCACACAAGTTTCATTTGACGACAAAGTCGTATGCCGAACACAAATCCCTTCAGGCATACTATGAGGGTATCGTTCCCTTGTTTGATTCATATGCCGAAGCATACATGGGAAAGTATGGGCGTCTTGGACGAATCAGCGCAAATCGTCGTGCGACAAAACCAAGTGCCAAGGTGTACTTTCGATCTTTGCTTGCAAACGTACGTCGTCTCCGTCTCCCCCGAGACTCGTATCTTCGCGCGATTCAGGATGACATTACAGCCCTGATTCGTTCGACATTGTACATGCTCACTCTGAAATAAATTATACGCCTCTTGTATAAAATGTCCGTCACGTCGTTTGTTATTCCTGTTGCTCTCTATGCTCTCGTGGCCAGCCCGGTAACGTACCAGGCGACTCGGAGCGTTCTCGGCTCATGGGTCGCAACAGGTGATGGTCTTGCCCGTACGGGTGGCTTGATTCTACACGCCATCGTCTTTGTCCTCTTGGCGATGCTTGTCATGCGTCTCGTATCGAAAAACGATCACACGACCGAAGTCAGTAGACAGCAAGAGTACGGCATGAGTACCAAGCTTGTCGAAATTCCTCACATTCTTACACCCGCTCCACTCAAGTAAATCGTACGGAATAGCCTGGAAGTTTTGAACGAATAACACGCAGAGCGCCTTGGATTGATGGTTTCGACCACAAGAACCAACGTGACCAGAACCCAGCTGAATATCGACCAGAAAAGGCCCAATTTTCGTGCATGCCCCGATGCCTTTGAAGGTATCGCAACATTCGCGCATGGTCCTTATGTTTTGTATAATCAGAATACCCACGAAGACCAAAGTCGACGTGTTTATGGTCATCCACGAAAAGGGCGCGCCATTTTTTCTGTGGAATGGGACTCTTACGTACGATGACTCGTTTCATACTCTTTTCTCAGAAAAAAGAAATGAGAGACAAACTCATTGGGTGTGTTCTTGCACTCGTCATAAGAGGCTTTGTATGCTTTTTAAAGATTACTAAAAAGTAAATAGGAATGGAGAAGATTATTTCATTTAGTTTGTGGGGGACACGTGATTTGTATCTTCACGGAGCACTCGTCAACGCGACACTCACGGCTCGGTATTTTCCAGATTGGAAAGTGCGTATATATCACGACGATACAGTACCTGAACATATACTTCAAAAACTCCGTGTGTATAAACACATCACGACAATCAAAGTGAGTGATGGGTCATACGGTATGTTTTGGCGATTTGAACCCTTGTTTGAAAATGCGATTGTTCTCGTCCGTGATCTCGATTCACGCATCACGTGGCGTGATGTTCAATGCGTGAATGAATGGCTCGAGTCTGGAAAGAAATTATCTGTCATTCGTGATCATGACGAACATTACAAAGTTCCCATTCCCGGAGGACTCATGGGTCTACGCGGACCGCTTCCACACTACATGGAAAAATCCATGCGTGACTATGCACAAGTGAAACAGTATAATATGGATCAGATATGGCTTGCGCAAAACGTATGGCCAGTCTACCAATATGACGTGTTTCAACATGCATTCAGACATGTTCCGTGGATGCTCGATTCTTGGAACGAAAACACACATATGGGGCGTGGGTTTACCGTGAATGAAACTCCGAGAACGGATCACGGTGCCTCTTAGAGATTTCACCTTCTCTCATTGTATGAAGTACTACGTTGTTCACTATCCAAGACGTCCGGCTCGTAAAGAGTCTCTTCTTCGTCAATTTGCCGAGCGCGGTATTTCGCTCGATGATGTGACATGGGTCGAAGGTTTGAATAAGGATGACCATTTTACCAAGTGGGTCAAAGTCAAGACCAAGTCACCGCAACCACTCGGACACATGGCGTCAGCCGTGAAACAATATTGGATCATGCGTGATATTGTCGAGCGAAACATTCCAGAGGCTATCATTTTTGAAGATGATGCAGTGATTCATCCGGAGTTTAATGCACTGGATATCTCAACATTCCCCCGTGATATCGGACTTTTGCGTCTCGGTGCCGGTGTACACATACTTGATCCATATTTTCAACAAAATGTCACACCGAATGCACATCAAACAATTTCTATCAATAATCCTGGAGGATGCGAAGCTTTTTGGGTTACCAAGGAGTTTGCCGATGCATATTCATCACAGGCAGATTTCGAATATACATGTGACATGGCACAACACGGCTATTTGATGGCACGTAAACAACCCCTTTTGCTTCGATATGTATGTCATCAAACATCAATTGGTGGTGGAGATTCAGCGACGAAAGTAGAGTGTCCCGGTGATTGGAGACAATATGTTCAAAATTTTGGACAATTGAAACACTGGTCGTTTCAAGAGCTTCTCAACGAATACCGTGAGTCGACAACGATCATGTACCCAACAAAAGGGGCTGGTCTTGCAAATACACTGATGCATTTGTGTGATTTTTATTCGCAGCATTATTTCGTCACATCGGTCATTCATGACTCGATCAAAGAGTATGAACTTGGACGTTGGCTCAATTTCAAGTTTCCAACAACAAGTCTCGATGGAATCAAAAAGGTACATGTGCCAAAAATTTTCATTAATACACACACGCTTCAAAATGTATATCCTCTCATTCGCCACCTGATTGAACCATCCGATGAGTTGAAGCCAATTCTCAAAGAGTATACGTACTTGATTGATAATGTGTCAGCCGGTCTTCATATTCGACGCGGCGCGTCGGCGCGTGATAGTCGTATCGTTGTCGAGGCGGATACGGAGACATTTGCAAACGACAAAGCGGTTTCACAATTCAAGGCGATTGCTGAAAACTTTGGACCGGTGTTCTTGGCGAGCGACAGTCCCGAGACGAAAAAGGAGTTTTTTACGGCTCGGACGCTCGACACGACCATTGCAGTTGTTCATGGAAACTGTCCGGAAGCACCGACACAGGATCGTCGGAACGTGTTTGTTGATTTTTTTCTCTTGAGTCAGTGTCCCAAGGTGTTTGTAACGGCTGGAAACTTTCCGGGACATCCCGGTCTTTCAACCTTTGGTCTCATGGCGGCGATTTACGGAGACAAGCCCTTTGAGATGATTTCAAACTGAGTAAACTCTTCGTACCCTGGAGAACAATATGTTCGAATGTATCGATGTAGAAATGTCGTCTTCTTTGGACGAAAGCGGAACAATTCGACGATCCACGCAAATGAACTATCAAACCCGTGATATTCTTGAGCACGCTCGATAAGCATACAATAATCAAAAAGTGAGTCCGACTCGATCGGGAAAAGTCCCCGACCGATTCGTACAACTGGGAGATCAGTCTGAACCGTAATCGGTTCATATCGTGATGGATCGTCGTGAACGACGATGTACTTGTCCGTTCCTATGTGCGCAATAACTTTACGATAAAATGCCTCTTCGCGATCGCGAGAACGAAGCATGAAAAAATTATCCCGAAGAAGTTTTGGATCGAGACCTGCATTGATATAAAATGCGTTGCACCATGGCTTTGTACATTCCCATGAAGGACCGCAAAATATTCCCGTTCGAACCACATTCTTCTCTTGAAGCGATCGCGTCCAGGCATCTTGATCACCTTCGGTCGAAACAACGGTTACACGAGACCCGAGGTCTCTGAACATGTACTCGACGCTTTTGAAATAATGATGTTTCGCATATGTGATGACATCATACGTCTCGGCGAAATGACGAATCATTCCATTGCATACAATGTGATCTCCAAGACCCATGTGTGTCATCACAACAAGTCTTGGGCGATTCTTCGATGCATATTCTGTATACTGCTTCTCTTCGGCGATTGTTGAATGTGCATTTATTTCACGTTTTATTTCAGCGCGTCGATCGTTCGTCTGGTAGACGAGCCTGGCAAGTCGAACAAAATTTGAACCAAAATCACCATTCTTTTCACAGAGACGAATCTCATTCTCGACATCCCAAAGCACTTTATTTACAGTGTACAACTCGTCGATCGGTTCTTTGACGTGCGGAGAAAGTACCCAGAGTTCATTTTGAATGTGCTCTCGTTTCTTTTCATCTGTTATATTTTCAAGTTTGATGTTCAAAATAGATACTTTATCGGCAAGTTCACCCGGTGATACTTCAACGAGCACCATATAAAAAAGTAACAAATATATCTTTTATATGTTGGGTCAGATTACTCAATTCTCTGATTTCGGACGCGCAATTCAAGACGTGTGTAGTCGTCCGGAAGTTAACACATGCGTTGATATTGGAAGCTGGAATGGTCTCGGATCGACGCAGTGTATCGTCCAAGTACTCACTTCAAAGGGAAGTGGACATGTGTATAGTTATGAAATTGATGACCACATGTTTGAACAGTCACAGAATGTATGGAAAAACAATCCATACATCACTCTTCAGAAAGCACGTGTTACCGAAACAATGATGACACATGAGGATGTCGTGAATGATCGAAATTATTCAAACATTGCACATGACGATTGGCTTTCGTGGTATACCGGCGAACAAGCAAATTTTGAAAAGTCTGTCGTCGGAACCCTTCCAGAGAAGATTGATTTTGTCATTATCGACGGAGGTGAATTTTGTGGTCGAGGAGATTGGGCAGCTGTGCAAACAAAAGATCCAGAGTATGTTGCACTTGATGATACATTCACAGTAAAAACAGGTGAGGTCCTACACTCGATGCTCGAGTCTGGAGAGTGGGTGGTTTTGTATCAAGGCATCGATCGGAACGGTTGGGCTATTTTGCGCAAAGATCGATTCACGGCGGTGGATGAGGTTGGGGTGTCCGAATCGAGCGAAACAGATTCCGGGGAGTGAGATGTACGGAACATTTGCATATGTCGGTAAAAACTCTTTTGGACATCGAACAATTGGAATACACCCACACACTTGTGCTTCCCAAAATCGATGTGTATCAATCCCGTTTCCCATAGGACACAAAACGTATTTATACCCAGCCATGGTACTCATATATTCCTCAAATGATACTTTTGACCCAGCACTTGACACAAAACATGTACGTTCGTGAGGATTTGTATCCTGCGAAAAGTTTGTATATACGCTCTCCTCTTTTGGAATGGCACGAAGATCATTCATATGCATTCGACAAAATTCGAGTTTATCCGGGGAATCTTCGAGACCTATTGGTAGATGCTTGAGTTTTGGATGTGTCGTACATACATTTTGCGCATACCATGCAATGATATTCGGACGGTCAAGAAACTCAACAATTTTATCATCCGGGAGAAATGTGCTCGGAGAGTAATCGCTGACCCCCGTAACGAGAATGTGCCTTGGAAATCGTTCCGAGATTGAATAATACTGTGGAAAAAAATCCGATTTCACAAAGAGACGTTGCCCTTCTCTTGGTTCAATAGGCCATACTACATCACATAAATCTCTATGTGTATTTTGTGTGATGAACATCTAAAACAACGACGCTCTAGACCTTTAATGCTCATCGATGCCTTTATGTTTTATAATGAGCTCGATGTTCTCGAACTCCGTCTTACACTCCTCGATGCTCATGTCGATCGATTCATACTTGTTGAATCCGAGGTGACCCATGCAGGTCAACCCAAAGAGTTGATTTTTGAAAAGAATAAGGATCGATATGCGAAATGGCTTCCAAAGATTCGACACGTCATTGCAAAGAACATGCCAACTGACGAAAATCCATGGTCACGTGAGAAATATCAACGTCACTGTTCACTCGATGGTCTTGACGGTGTCCCCGACGATGCACTCGTCATGATTTCCGATGTCGATGAAATTCCAAACATGTCTGTTGCTCGTATGCTCAACGATAAAACAACGACGTGTCATATGCACATGTTTGAATATTCATTCAAGTATACGTTTCTTGGTGAACCATGGTTCGGAACTGTCATCACAAAAGCGAAAGAGTACAAGACACTTGGACCAAACTTTTTCCGTGATCACAGATGGCGATTTCCATATATTCCACTTGCCGGATGGCATCTCAGTAGTTTCGGTGATGCTGCGCACGTACATCGAAAGGTGCATACATATGCACACGCAAAGGATCCTGGAAAACATGCACACCAAACACTCGATATGATTGACTCCATCATCAAAAATGGCCTTCACCACGATGGACATACAAAACTCGTCGAGACACCATCATCGACCGTCATGCCGCCACGTGTTCCGTGTGATAAAGTTTTCTATTCTTGATATTGTACATATAGACATGCTCAAGCAGGTCTTGTCTTTTTCAATAGATCCTCGCATACTTGTCGAACACGTCGAACGATGCTTGACATCTTCAGATTCAAAATGTACACAACAAATTCTCGACATGGATGGCATGTCCGGAACACGAACACGTCATTTGTATAATAATTTATGTTCGCTTGATATTGGTCGAAAAATTGAATATCTCGAAGTTGGAACATGGAAGGGGTCGTCAGTGATATCAGCCATGTATGGAAATGAATCAAAGACGAATGCAACCACGGTCGACAATTGGTCTCAATTCAATGGCCCAAAGGATGAATTTTTAGAAAATATTCGTCAGTTTGGTATTTCTCCGACTGTCGTTGATATGGATTGTTTTCAATATAAACCACCAAAGAAGATTGATATATTCTTGTATGATGGTGATCACACATACGAAGCACACAAAAAAGCTATGGAATATTATTGGCCACATCTTCAGGATTCAGCGATAGTCATTGTCGATGACTGGAATTTTGAGAGTGTTTCTCGAGGAACACTTGACGGAATTCCAAGTAACTCTATTGTTTGGATGTGTCAACTACAATTCAAATATCTTGGAAAATCATACAATGGTTTTCACAACAAAGGATATTGGAACGGGATAGCTCTGTTTGTTATTCAGAAACAACAGTAATCATCCGAAGTTCTTGTTCGGCCGATACATTGTCAATTCCACAGAGACGCGCTTTCAGTCCTATGAGTCGCCGTATTTCATCGATATCAATAAAACGAAAAAAAGTCTTTTTTTCATTGATATTTTTGAACGGCATATTCTTGTCCTTGATAGATTGACATATAGGCCAGGTCGATGCTCGGAGTTCAGACAATTGACATTCGACTTGATCAAGACGCGGAAGCACGACTTCTCGAAGAAGTGTCGTCACTTCGTTGTTCCAATTTTCCATTGCTATAAAAAAGAGGAAACTTTTTATAGCAATGTTGAAAGAATTCTGGGATTTGTATTGGTGTCCCATGGATTTGTCATTTGCAGAAAAACTGTTACTCGTATGGTATCTTGCCCATGCGCATAGTTATGATACCAGAAATAATCAACAAAAGACCCGTATACTGTTTCCAGTTCGACAGACGCTCGCCAAGAATGACAAAGGCGGCAATAGATTCCAAAACAGCAGACATTCCATCCCAGATTCCATTGACAAACAAGACATTGGCACTCTTGAAACATTTAATGGCGAAATAGACGACCCCGAGATATCCGAGGATACCGCCGCCAAGATTTGTGAGTTGGTTGCTGCGTGCAAAGAACTTCAAATGAAAGTCACCGAATATTTCGGTCAAACACAAGAATATCATGTTAATCCATAGTCCTCCACCTGGCATTCTACTAAAGACTTGAGATTTTCTTTATGTAGATGTCGGCTGCTGTTATTACAGGAGTCACGGGCCAGGATGGATCATACCTTGCAGAGTTTCTCCTTGACAAGAACTATACTGTGTACGGTTTTGCGCGCTACACGAGCGAGGTGAAACTCGAGCGTATCAAGGGTATTCTTGATCATCCCCGTTTCCATTTGGTGCAGGGGGATATGACAGATTCTTCACGTATTTCAACATTGATCCAAACATTGGCAAAGAATGCGTCGTGGACGCGCATCGAAATTTATAACCTGGCTGCACAGTCGCACGTAAAAGTATCGTTTGAGCAACCCGAGTTTACATCCAACGTAAACTCACTTGGTCCGCTCCGTTGGCTCGAGGCGATCCGCCAAACAGGTGATCCTCGATTCCGATTTTACCAAGCCGGTACATCCGAAATGTTTGGGAAGGTGCTCGAAACACCTCAAACTGAAAAAACACCATTCTGGCCCCGGAGCCCATATGGTGTATCCAAAGTGTTTTCGTATTGGATTACTAAAAATTACCGCGAGTCGTATGGTATGTACTCATGCACAGGTATCCTATTTAATCACGAGTCGGAACGCCGGGGTGAGGATTTCGTCACACGTAAAATCACAAAGGCGATTGGTTCAAAGGCATTCCCTATTCGTCTTGGAAACCTCGATGCAAAGCGTGATTGGGGGTATGCACGCGATTACGTCGAGGCCATGTGGATGATGCTTCAACTCCCAGAGGCGAATGATTTTGTCGTTGCAACCGGTGAGACACACTCTGTACGTGAGTTTGTCGAGCACGCCTTTGCAGTGATTGGAATTTCCATCGAATGGAGCGGGACTGCTGAGCATGAAATCGGAAAGAATGCACAGACAGGTGATGTACTCGTGTCGGTTGACCCTCAGTTCTACAGACCAGCCGAGGTTGATGCACTCATCGGAGACTCGTCCGCTTTTCGAACCTTGTCTGGATGGAACCCACGAGTTTCATTCGAGCAACTTGTTCGAGCGATGGTGATCCATGATGCAGTTTAAAGTATTTAGACATTGTAGATATAATGGGTGACACCATAACGTCTCAGTTTATTAAAGCATTCGATGCAAAAAACGAGGAGCACGTCAAGTGGCTTCAGACAATGACGCTCAAGGCTGACACGTTGAGTCAGCCTCAAGATCTTGTGAAGAACATTCAATCGAATCCTATGAAAATTCGAGTGAATGAGATTCAAGCACTTGATTGGCCGCATATTCATTTTGTTCTTGCAATGACATATGCAAAGGCGGTACTTACGGGAAAAGCTTACGTTCCTTCTTAGTCTTCATCGACATCAAATAAATTATACAACTTTCGTAAACGTTCAATGTACATGTGTTCAGGAACTTCAATCGATAAGATTTCTCCAGAGATTCGAAACGTATCACGTTCCTGGCGAATCTTATTAAGAAAAATGACATCAAAATATGTCTCGGCGCAAAATACTTTGAGTGCATCAATCTGCCAATTATGGACGTGTATAAGGTTACGCTCTCTTGCTGTATCTACGATGCCTCCATACAGTTTGAACGTATTGTTTACGATACTACAATCTGGCCACTCTTTGTTTTGGACGACGTGGCGTTCAATCACATGTGCCATAAGCTCGGCATCATCCCTGTGTTTGAACGCAACCGCCACAGACTTGTATCGCCGTTCTGTGACATGCCATGCAAATATATGATTTATATCTGAATGGAGTGTATACACGCGCCGACTTCCATATGTTGTTCGAACTGGTGGAGGTCGAGGCGGTCGAAGTAATGTTATCGACATATATAATATAAAACGTTTTGCTTTATTTCCCTACATACGTATTCACCTTTGGGTTATTTATGGCGCGATCAGCAACACTGTCAGTCTCCTGACCCTGGTAGCCTGAGTATGACCAAGTGAGTACGAGGTACAACAGAATCAATCCGATGACGAGCTTTAGACCATCCTTCATTTTATATAAGACACCTATTTTTTCCTGACTCAACACCGTGTCACATATTCATTTGAATACATCTACTTTTTCACTGATACAGGATTATATGATGGAATTTTCACAGTCTTGAGACGTGTTACAATTCCTTTCAGGCATGCGGTCCCTATATCTGTTTCTCCATCCTGACAATCTTCGATACATAATCCACCCTGAGTAGTATACCCAGATGGACATACATCGACGCATAAAACATCCGGGTGTGTTTCCGTTCCTTTTTGACACGGAAGTGCCTTGTTCGATGCACCTTGTTCTTTCATATGTTTTGACCATGTATAGTGTGGAATATATGTTTTCCGAATAGTCATATTTCCATCCGCGGATACACACATTGCACCAATTTCTCTCGTATCAGCGGGACATGGTTCTGCACACATATGTAGAAAATTCACATAGTTGTTACTACTGCATGATTGAAAACAGAGTTGATCCGCAAATGTACCTTCGTACCCTTCTTCGCACTCAGCTGGTGGTGTAGCTACAACTTCTGGGATTCGAGAATATGTTTTCTTCTTTCGTGATGTCCCTGTAATAGATCGACACGAATCACCAGCTTCAATTTCTCCGTCGAGACATTTCTCGATACATGTTTTCCCCTGTGTATCATACATATCGGAACAAGGCGAGGCACATACTCCATTTATTGTATCAAATCCTTGAGGACATACATTCATCGTTGCTGTTTCTGTCGACGTTTCATCTTTTTCACGTGTTCGAAAATAGATCAAAAGACCGATCAATATACATACCGTGACGATAACAGCAATGATGTGCGTTTTCTTCATACTATCTGTATATAACATTTTTATCGAGATGTTACCGACGCCGCCGGTGCACACATATTCGTTGTTGGGTTGATTTTGTATCCTGTTGGACATGGATTTGGATCGACTGCGATACACCCGGCTGGACATGTCGTCAGGTTTTCAGTCTTTTTCATCAACAAGAACAGTACAATCACGGCCAAAACACACGTTGATATGATCCACACGTTCATTTATTTTGTGATTATAAAATAAATGAATGCAAAGGAGTTTTCTCAATATGTAAATAAACAGATTAAGAACGTACAAAAGTTACGGTTTCTGCGAACCTTGTCTCAAACCAACAACTTACTCAAAAAGATTCAGAACAAACATAGGAACAAAAAGTAAGCTTTACTCGTCGTCATCATTCACGAGACGATTCCAAATACTCAAAAGTGTTTCATTCTTTGGAGGCTCTGGCTCTTTCTTTGGGGGTTCCGGCTCGGGCTCGGGCTCCTTCGTCGGAACATGAGGTTCCGGTTCCGGTTCTGGCTGCTTCGTTGGGGGTTCCGGCTCTGGTTCAGGTTCTTCCTTTTCTACACGTTTTAGTTCATAGATGATATCCATCATGCTCATATTCTGACAAATATCATCTATATCCCCATCGCCACCACGTGCGGCAATGAGCATCTCTGCAAATGCCCTCTTCGGTTTTGTCATCCTAACAATTTTTAATATAAAAAGGTGTTTTATGTGACGCATACAACGCCCTGGGAAAGTCTGGATTGTTCAAAATACACTCGCGTATAAGAATCCATAAATCCTTTCGATTTTTTATCCCTTCAAGTGTGTCCCATGTAATCGCTGTGTTTTCATCGTGATTCTTTTTGAATGGAACCTGTGAATTTTCCATCTTTGATTTTTCTTCGTTGAACCGTTGGACTGCATATCGAGTCTCGATCGCTGTCAGGGGGACATCAAGTACATAGACATGATATACACTCACCGTATCGGCATCGGCTTCCGTATCCCCTGGACCTTTATAATTGGTCGTAAATCGAAAATACGTATATGAACCGCTTTTCACGTCGATGATGCCTCGGGTTTCCTCGTGGAGTTCTCGAATAGCACATCGAAGTGGATTGTACACTTCACGACGACGACACCCTCCTGTAACAAAAGTCCATTCCTTGTATCGTCGATCGTGTACAATAAGCATATGAGGTCGATCATCAATCATCGTCACTGGGACCGCTATCGCCTTGTGGCGTTCCCGAGGCTGTGCCGAGGTAGACATTCTCGGTCTCTACCATTGGTCCCTCAAAAAAATTATGCATTGTCCGCGTACTCGGGTTGTAAGTAATCAAAAACAGCAGACCAAAAAGTAAAAGCCAGCGCCAAATCTGCATTAACTAATCCCAATATAAAAGTGACGATATTCCATTTTTCAACTCGAGCATGTTATAGTTTGTTGCATACATGTATTGACTTGCACTCATGGTTGTCAAAGGGACATTGTCTGGTGACACAATTTGGAATGCGTCAATGCGTGAAAAATTGAGTGTTCCTGTCGGCTGATACGATGTTGTATCAAGACAAAATGGAATCACAGCGACATTCGAATACGAATAGTACCCGTGTGGTGTGTGATAATAATGATTCAGATCGACCCATTGCAACAGATGTCGTTCGGCTCCGACATCTGTTCCATTGATTTGGTATTTAAACTTGTAGTTTGATGCTGACATTTTATCTACTGTGGAGAAGGAAAAAACTTACAAAATTGTTACATATCCCATACCCAAATTTGTAGCTGCGATAGATGTCCATGATGTACTTGTATATGATGCGCCACCGCTCCCACCGTCCCCGGCTCCTCCACCGCCTGCATATCCTCCTCCGCCTCCGGCACCTAAAGAAAGTGTACCTGCACTTCCACCACCTCCGAACCCTCCGTTCGCAGCACCAGTCCCTCCTGCACCTCCACCCAAAAATGAGTATGCAGTTGTTCCTGTATCACCATACGTTGTATTCACTTGACCATTTCCTGTAATGTATGAATATCCTCCACCGCCATGACCACCACCGTTGACTGTCGTTGCACCACCACCACTTCCATTTGCACCACAAGAACCTGAACCTGATATTTTTGGAACTGATGGACTTGTTGCACTTGAATATGGGAAACCATATGCGTAAGTATACGGATATCCATTTGAACCAAGACCAGAACCAAATGTATATGGAGCGCCTACGGTTCCATCACCTCCACCAGGTATCACAGATGCATTGTTTACACTTCGACCGACTGATCCACCCGCGCCACCAGCGACGGCAAGAAGCGTACCTTTTGTTTCATTATATATGAATGTTCCTCCATGACCACCACCGTTACTATCTGATGTTATAGTCCCTTGTTGACCAACAAGGATACGTAATGTATCACCAGCTTGTAAATTCAGTGTTGTTGTTCCGACAGTACCGTATGATCTATAATTCCAATACAATCCTGTAATCCCGGATTGTCCTGTGCTTTGAATACCTGCACCGGCAATCGTAACAGTATAACTTCGAGTTTTTGGAACGACCCAGCGCTGCATACCACCAGACAATGTAAGCACGTAAGACGTTGAAAGTCCAGGTGTTGATGCTCCGTATGTAATTGCTGTTGGTCCGGAGACACCAGTTTGAGCCATATTTGTAAATGTAAATGGGAACGACATTATATATAAATCAGATCCGGTTGTTACAGCGGAAAAGCTTATAGTCGACACGGTTAAGATTGATAAATATCCATCACCGATATTCGTCGCAACATCAGATGTGACTGTTGCTCCGGCAATTGCATATGATGTCCCTCCGCTCCCAGGAGCATTATTACCAGCCCCACCGTCACCACCTGTATATCCACCACCTCCGCCACCGGCAAAAGTTGTGATTGAACCACCACCTCCACCGCCATACCCACCGGGGATAGTACCACCACCACCAGCAGAACCGTTCGAATACGATTTCCCCCCAGATGTCCCGCCGCCGTTTCCAGTGATTCCACCTCCACCGAACGCACTGTTCGCGGCTCCACCACCACCGGCACCTGGCGATGCGGTGCTTCCAGCCGAACCACCACCTCCCCCAAATCCACTGCCTCCACCTCCACCGGCGACGATCAAGAATCGAGCGTTTGTCACGTCGTACACATATGTTGCACCACCGCCACCATATGAACCTCCACCTCCAGCATTTCCATTTTGACCAACACGAAAGTTTATCGTTGTTGTTGACGCCAATGTAAATGTGGCTTGTATATATCGTCCAGCACCCGGTGGATACGCCGAACCCCCAGATGCACCAACAACAGTAAATTGGTATGTACCTGCAGCAAGTGTTATTGACCCTGTCGTATTTGTATAAGGGTACGGTGTATATGGAGTTGGAGTTGGTAGAATCGTTACAGTTGTTGGTGAGAATGTTGCATTTTGTGCAACTGTTAAAGAAATACCGGAATTCGTTTGACTTGTTACTGTTAATCCAGCTGGAAGACCGGTAACAGACCATGAAACGGGCTGACTTATGAGCAAAGGTAATGTAAATATTTGAGGCCCGGAACTTGTATTGAAAAACTGAGTTGTTCCAACAGGTCCGAGAACAACGGCTGAAGGAAGTGTACCGGTTGTAGTTGTCAATGTAAATGCAACAGATGTAGGATAATATGATGTACCTATATTTACACCGGCGATAACACGTATATTCTGTGATGACAGAGTTGTTCCTTGAGCAACCGTGAGAACAAGCTGGTTATCTAATGTAGTTGTTATAGTCACCCCTGCCGGTAAAGTGTTCGTGGAGATTGTTCCGATAGAAGCATATACACTTGTTGTGACATACCAAACAACCCCAGTAACAGATGCCGTTTGATTAATTGTAATTGTTTTCGAAGAAGATGATACGTCAATAACTTGATTTATAGGACCAACGAGCTGCGGGGAAATACCCGTTGCCATTGTAAATGTGGATGTGCCTGTATATGTAATTGGATTTGACACTGATACTGTAACAGATGAAGAGAAATATGGATTTGTTGGATACGAGAAATCTATTTGGTTTGGTGTCGTCGCCGCCGTTACACCGCTTGGAAGTGTTGATGTTGACCACGTTAATGTCCCTGGAGATGTGTATGTCATCTGCATAAGCCGAATTGGTGGAATATACGATGGTATCGAAAGATCTGCTGTGAGATATGCATTCACAAGAGCCGGTGGATTATACGGACCACAATAAAGATTAAATGAATAAGGAGTTTGAACATTTGTCATACTTGTTACTGTAACAGTCAGAGGGGAGTTTGTAAGTATTGTATTTTGTGCAACAGAAAGTGACAATGTTGTTGCAGATGATGTTCCGACAGTAACACCCCCAGGAAGAGACGATGTTGACCAGGAAGGTGTTACAACTCCTGACGCTAAAATGTTAAAATATCCATCACTTGCATTTGTTGCCGTATCCGTTGTAACGGTCGATCCAGAAATTGCATATGATGTTCCGCCACCTCCACCTTGACCTGCATTTGCAGCTGCATTTCCTCCAGTATATCCACCACCACCACCACCGGCAGACGCAAGAGTATACCATACACCGCCTCCACCACCGAAACCACCACCATATGAACCAGCTGAAGTTCCTGTACCAACAGGGCTTGTAGATACGAGAAATGATTTTCCTCCGACTGCGAAAGGAGTTCCGAGATAATTGGTATCGCCTCCATCTCCATACAAACCTCCTCCACCACCGGAACCATATGTTGAACCCCCTGCTAACCCACCGGCACCAGTTCCAGGTGATGCCGTACTTGAAGCGTCAATACCGGAAGTCGTTCCCGCACCGCCTCCACCACCAGCGACAAACAAAATACGCGAATTCGTCACATCGTATATATATGTTGCTCCACCTCCACCTCCACCTCCTGAATTCGATCTATTCGACCCCCCCTGTCCTACGACATATCGAAGTACAACGTTTGTTGCAAATGTATATGTGGCAACGATTGTTCGTCCTTTGGAAGGAGTAGCAAAAAGAGTATTCGTCGCTCCGGCTCCACCTGCAAACGAAAATGTATATTGAATTCCTCCCTGTAAATTGAGTGTCCCGGAAGCACCTGTAACTCCGATGTTCCAGGGTGTACTGAGATTTGTCAACGTGTAGGAATTTGCTGATATTGTTATAATAGGTACGTTTGTAGGCGGAACAGGAGCTATAACAGCACGAGGAGCAGCATTTATTGTAAAAGTTATCGGTGTTGCTTGTACACCTTCAAAACTTGTCGCTGTGACTGTTTCAGTTTGTGATAACCACACAACGTTCGAATTTACATTGACTGTAAATGTTGAAGGTGTCGACGACGTTGTTCCAGTGAATAGCCCAGATGGTGTTGGGGTTATTCCGTATGTTACTGTATTCACAAGCGGAGCACTTTGTACAATACTAAATGTAGGTGGAGGACCATACGTATCAACTTGAAGTGTTCCTGGATTTGTAAGAACAGGGGCTGATGCTTCGGCATATACCTGAAACGATACTGATGATGATGTAATCCCTGAACTCACCTGTGTCGCCGATAAAGTAAATGTCGTGCCTGCTATGTACGTTCCAGCGGCAACCTGAAATGTATATCCGTTGACATCTTGTTGAATTACGGTTACACCACTCGGGAGAACACTCGGTGCAATCAAATTCCATGTGATTGGTCCAGACACAGCTGATCGCTGATTTGTTACTGCAAATGTAGAACTTGCAACACGAGTATCAAGTTTCTGAGTCCCGGGATTTGTGAGTATGGGAATAATACCCGCTTGTAAACTAAATGTTACAGGTGTCTGTATACCGATAATATTTGTTGCTGTAACTGTGAATGATGGTACATTGATAGTTGAACTTTGTGCAATCAAAAATTGAATTCGATTATTTGTTGGCGTTCCAAGAACTGACATACCAGTTTGAAGTGGTGTTGTATATGACCATGTTACGGTTGGTAAATACGAATAATTTGTAACAACTATTGATCCAACTCCAGTATTTGTTGCATTTTGTGATACAAATGTTGATCCTGCGATTGCATATGAAGAACCACCCCCAACTGAACCTGCATTAGTATTATTATTGAGGATACTTCCTCCAGTGTATCCACCACCACCACCGGAACAGTAAGATCCTACTACTTGTCCTCCGCCACCACCACCGAATCCTCCTGGACCACCACCATTACCAAGTCCTGAACCCACGCCACCTGCACCTCCATTTAAGAACGATTTTCCACCACCACCACCAAAAAGTGCATTCGCACCATCGGTGAATGCTCCGCCTCCAGCGCCACCACTACTGGCTCCAGTTGGTAGTGCAGTTCCACCATTCCCTGATCCAGCAGATGTTATCGGAAGTGCATTTGCATTACCAGTTCCTGCACTATCTATTCCACCTCCACCAGCAACAAACAAAAACCGAGAATTTGTTGTATCATACATGAATGTTCCTCCACTGCCACCACCGTTTGTCCCTTGTCCACCAACAATGTATGAAACAACTGTTGTTGTTGTAAACGTATATAAAACTGTTAAAACCATTCCTTTTCCAGAATTAACAAGATATCCACCTCCACTTCCACCTGCACCTGAAAGTACAAATTGATATGTACCTGGAGAAAACGTATATGTTTGTTTCGTTCCAGTATAATTGAATGAAAATGACAAAGACTGTGTTTGATTAACTGTCAAAAGCGCTGATGTTCCAAATGTATCGAGAATTTGATTTCCTGGATTTGAAACGACAGGTGTTGCAGATGCACCTGTCGTAAATGAGACAGACGTGGACACCCCACCGGTATTTGTTGCAGTGACAATTTCAGTCGTCGATGGAACTTCGAGAGCTGGCTGTACCGTTAATACAAGCTGTGAATCAGATGTTGTCGGAGTTCCGTATAACGTTGGAGACACCGTCCAAGAAACTCCTGTTATAGATGCGGATTGATTCACGGTAATTGTTTGCACACTAGAATTATTTAATATTTGTGTTCCTGGATTTGAAAGAATCGGTTTAAGTCCGGAACCGTATGTATACGTTTGTTTTGTAAGCATTTTGTATTGATTTGTTGCCGTGACAGGTCCAAATGCAGCGGATGCATATGTCGCCCCTTGAGAAACATTAAATGCGAGACTATTCGGAGAAGAAGTTGAAAAAGTAACACCTGTTGGAAGTGAACCAGGGTATGTCCATGTAAGTGTTCCAACCGAAGATGAAGAAGCAGTTTGTGAAATTGAAAACGTGGTTGCCGCTGTTGTATCGACTGCAATTACAGCTGCCGGAAGAACTGCTCGAGAAGCTGATGAAAGAGAAAATGTAATTGCAGATATTCCACCAGCCCCCGTTGCTGTTACCGTAATTTGTTGTGATGATAAAAACGTTCCAGCAAGAATTGAAAATGTAATTGATGTATTCGTCGATGAAGAGAATGCAACACCTGTTGGAAGTGTCGAGTATGACCATGAAAGTGTTCCGATCGTCGCACTTGTATTTGTCTGTGCAATCGAAAATGACGTTGTATTTGTCGTGTCGAATGGAATATTCAGTGTCGGATACCGAGACACAAGGTATGATTCGACAGATTGAATCTCAGCCAAAGACAATGTGCGATTATATACGAGCACTTCAGCAACGGACCAATCTGAATATTCAGCTGTATATACACCCTGATTCAAACCGATACGATCATACGATGGTGTTCCCGGGCTTGCTATTGTGCGATCATCACCATTCGATCGATACAATGAATTTTGATCTGTAGAAATCACCCACCCGGTTCCATACAAATCAGACTGTGCTGTAATCCAATTATTGTGATATGCAATACCGGATCCTATTGAACTAAATCCGGAGAGCCAATTCGTTGTTTGTCCTTGGAAAATACGTTGTCGGTTCGCGGGTCCAGTATGACGTGCAATGTGAAACATTGTATACGTCGATGGAAGAATAGCCGTGGGGAACGAAATACCAGCAGTTGTTGAACCAAAAATATACGTTCCAGTTGTTGAAACAGTTCCTCGACTCAGTGTCGCGTTATTTCCGTTTCCAGATCGGTCTGTCCATGTCGGTGATGCCCAACTCGATGCATCATAACGCCCTACAAGACCACTTGTTACCGGAACACTGAGATTTGGATTCGGAACTGTAAGTACGGCTGGTGAACCGGCGCTTACCTGAAAGTTTACTGTTGATGGAGAATATCCAGAGAGAGTCGCCGTCACAAACATCGGTGTTGCATCGAAATATGTATTGTACGCTGCTAAAAACGTAATTCCTTGGTCATTTTGTGATATTACTGTCATATTCCCAGGAAGAGGTGTTGTATATGACCATGAAACTCCGGAAATAGGTGCAAGCAATGCAAGAGATACAGTAAACGACGACGAACCTGTTGTTGTATTGAGTGTCGTTCGACCAGGGTTTGATAAAAGAATTGTTTGTCCCGAAAGCGTACTCTCGTATCCATAAAGTCCAATACAATCACTTTGCGACATTTCACCAGTATAGACGCGAATATCATCAAGATACCCTGAAAAATTTGTCCCATACGTCAATGAACTTGACGTTGATGTGTACACTGATGCCGGAACTTGAGTCACTAAATTTCCATTTATATAAAGCGTCGCACGATTGAAATCTGACGTGTACGTAACAATCAGGTGATTCCATTCATTCAAAATACACCGACCATAACTATCAAACACGAGATTGTTAACCTTTCCACCGCTTGTAGTATTTGGAGTTATCATTCCATAGAATATTCCGGTGATGTTGGGAACTGATCGAACCGGTGTCATACCCACAAAATATGTAATGGTTCCGTTTTCAAATGTAATACTTGGTACAGTACTTGTCGTATATGCACCATACGTGAGTATACTTGTACCTGACTCGTAAATTAAAAGAGTTCCATTTGAAAAGTACCATGCATAATTGATTGATGTGTATGCAGTTGTTGTCAAGTTTGTCGCACCTGTATTGCTTGTCGTTAAACCAAACATCGAATACCCAGACGTTGAATCTGCCTGAGCTGAAATGTATGCTGTACCTGTATATCCAGTCTGTGTATATGCACAAGCATCCCATGTACCCCCTCCAGTTGATCCATGGCCTATAGAAACACCTGTTGTATATGCCGAAGTTGCAACTGGAAAGTTTGTTGTATAGAGTGCCATTGTACTTACACGAAGTTCATCAATGTATCCGTTAAATCCGGGGTTAGTATCATATGGTCCACTACGACCAATAAAAAGTGATTGAATTCCTCCGTTATCTAAAAATGTAAGTGTTGATGTGGAATCTTGTATTCCATTAAGATATAGGGCAAGAGTTGGTCCGTTATGAACGAAAGCAACATGTGTCCATGTTGATGATGAGACTGTACCCGATGAAGTAAATGAACCAAGTGTCAGTTTATTCGATGCATTCCGACTAATGACCCAATTATACGTTCCAAATGTCTGACCTGAAACGTTTCCTATGATGTCTCCTACGACTCCGCTTGTCAATGGATACATCCAAAACTCGATCGTCCATGGGCCTGATCCAAATCCAAAAATATTACTTGTTGGTGTAAGTTGAATATATTGTGCCCCGGTTGTTAACATGGATGCCCCTCCAAACTTTGACTGTGCAGATGAAATCGTTGCATTATAGTTTGTTACTGGAGTGGAATATGCGCTCGAATCTGTAAATGTTGAATCAAAATGAAGCAAGAGAACATTTGTTTGCGTCGACGGTGACAACACGGTATACTGTTGATTGATCCATGCAGGATCAGTCCCTTTGTATGAAAATGTCGATCCGTTATGTGTTGTATACACAGACCCATCAGAATTGAGTCCAAGAACGAGATCTGACGTTCCTTGTTGATATACGACAGCGGGGAGAGCGGATGGGTTGACCCATGCAGCAAGTGTATAGTTTGCAGTCGTCGGTGTATATCCATTGATTGTT